CCACCGGCGAGAGGGGCGCAGCATATGCCACCGGCGAGAGGGGCGCAGCATCCGCCACCGGCGATAGTGGCGCAGCATCTGCCACCGGCGATAGGGGCGCAGCATCCGCCACCGGCGAGAGTGGCGCAGCATCCGCCACCGGCGAGAGGGGCGCAGCATATGCCACCGGCGAGAGGGGCGCAGCATATGCCACCGGCGAGAGGGGCGCAGCATCCGCCACCGGCGATAGTGGCGCAGCATCCGCCACCGGCTGGAGGGGCGCAGCATCTGCCACCGGCAAATGCTGTGTGGCTATGACCACCGGCGTTTGTGGCCGCGTAATGGGTGAGCTTGGAAACGCTATTGTGTGCGTTGAGAGAAATACCAATGGTGATATTGCTACTATTTTGGCTGGCATTGTGGATGGTGAAACGCTGAAACCCGGCGTGTGGTACACCGTTAAGAACGGCAAGTGGACGGAGGTGTAGCGATGAACCGACTGAAGGAACGGCGGTTGGAGCTGGGGCTGACGCAGGAGGCGGTCAGCGGCATTCTGAAGCTGGCAGACGCACGGATGGACGTGAGCATGGTGAGCCGGTTTGAAAACGGCGTGTGTCTGCCCACGGAGGAAGTCACCGAGGCGCTGGAGGCGGCGCTGCGGGCAAGCAGGGCGTATCTGTTCGGCGAGGACAAGAAAGCGGAATTGCCCATGCGGACGGCGGAGACGGAGCGGATCGCCTGTCTGATCCCAAAGGGGCGCAGGAATGCCATCAGCCGGGAAGACCTGGCGGCGGCGCTGCACGCCACGGACCGGAAGATGCGAAAGGCCGTGGCCGAAGCCAAGAAGCAGGGCGTGATGATCTGCAACGACGGGGACGGGTACTACCAGAGCGACGAGCTGAGCGACCTGTGGCGGCAATACAGGCGGGAGACGGCGCGGGCTATGTCCATACTCAAGGCGCGGAAGCCCATGCGGGAAGTGCTGAAAGCGGCTGGGAGGCCGGTATGAGCGTGTTTGACTACAAGGAGCCGCGGGCGGAACCGAAGCCCTACAAGGTGCCGCGATGTCCGGTGTGCGGCGAGGAAACAGATACCCTGTACAAGAATATTTACGGCAAGACCGTTGGGTGTGATGTGTGCATCCGAACGGTGGACGCATGGGAGGAAAAGAAATGAGCTTGAGTTTATACCATATTGACCAGGCGCTGGAGGCGCTGATCGACCCGGAGACCGGGGAGCTGCTGGACTACGATGCGTTTGAGCAGCTGCAGATGGACAGGGAGCACAAGATCGAGAACATGGTGTGCTGGTCCAAGAGCCTGGACGCGGAGGCAAAGGCCATCCGGGACGAGGAAAAGGAGCTGGCGGAGCGCCGCCGCACGATGGAGCGCAAGCGTGACCGGCTGCGGGGCTACGTTGACCGGGCATTGGACGGGCACCCCTTCCAGACGGCAAAGTGTTCCGTTACCTACCGCAAGAGCACGGCGGTTGAGATCACCAACATGGAGGAGCTGGTGCGGTGGTGCATGGACAACGGCTATGACGGCAAGGTGACGTATGCCGCGCCCACGGTGGCCAAGAGCGACATTGCACCGCTGTTGAAAGCCGGTGTTGCGGTGGACGGTGCGGAGATCGCCGAGCGGATGAACATGGGGGTGAAGTGATGGAGAACCTGGCTATCTATAACGCGGTACGAAGCGTGCCGGACAGTGCCAAAAGGCAGATCGGCGCTGGCCGGTTAAAGGGCAAGACGGACATCAACCCCATGTGGCGGCTGAAGACCCTGACGGAGCAGTTCGGCCCCTGCGGCATTGGCTGGAAGTACGTCATCACAGACAAGCGGCTGGAACAGGGCGCAAACGGTGAAGTGGCCGCGTTTCTGGACATTGACCTGTTTGTGAAGGTAGACGGCGCATGGTCGGAGGCTATTCCCGGCACAGGCGGCAGCGCGTTTGTGGCGAAGGAAAAGAACGGCCCTTATACCTCTGACGAGTGCTTCAAGATGGCACTAACGGATGCTATCTCCGTGGCCTGTAAGGCGCTGGGCTTTGGCGCGGACGTGTACTGGGAGGCGGACAGGAGCAAGTACGACAAGCCTGCACCTGTAACATACCCTAAAGGCACTGTCATCTGCGAGAGCTGCGGTATGCCCATTAAGAGCGTGACGTGCCAGGGCATTAGGTATTCCCCGGATGACATCTCCGACAGAGCGCTGGACAGATACGGAAAGCGGCTGTGCTGGGGCTGCATGAAGGCGGCCAACGCAGCGGAGAAGAAGCATGAGTGACCTGGTAAATGACATCCGAGACAAGAGCCGGATGTTGGACGTGGCCATTACGGAGCTGAAACGGCGTGGGCAGAAATATGCGGAGGCCGAAAAGGCGTACCGGGTAGCTCTGGCCAAACAGATACTTACAGAACGCGACAACGGCGTGCCGGTGACGATCATTTCTGACATCTGCAAGGGCAAGGCGGAGATCGCCGCGCTTCGGTTTGAGAGAGACTGTGCAGAGGTGGTATACAAGTCCGCTATGGAGGCCATCAACTCCATGAAACTGCAAATACGGTTGCTGGACAACCAGCTGGACAGAGAGTGGGGTGCGGCGAAATGAACAAGCTGCACATACAGCCATGCTGGACGTGCAAGAAGTGCTACGGCGACTGTAGCTGGTCGAGGAAGGCCCCGGAGCCGGTGCCCGGATGGGATGCTACGCCTACGGTGAAGAAAAAAGGAGGCCGCAAGGCGGGCATCATGCACAGCTACGCCATTCACAGCTGCCCGGAATACGAGTGGGACGGGACGGAGGAAGCGCATGGAGAGTAAGAGATGCTTTTTGTGTGGCAGGAATGACCCCGGCGATCCGTTAGAGAAACATCATCTGCTGGGCGGCGCGAACCGCAAGAAGAGCGAGAAATACGGTTTGGTGGTGTACCTGTGCGGCAACAGGTGCCACAGGAACGGAAAGACAGCCGTACACCGCAGCGGCGAACAAATGCGCAGGCTGCGGCGGTACGGCCAGCTCAAGGCCATGCAGGAGCAGGGCTGGACGGAAGAGGACTTCCGGCGAGAATTTGGAAAGAGTTACTTATAAGGAGGGATAATTGGTGAACCATTGGACGAAGGAAGAAACAGAAACTTTAATTTCCAAATACAACAAAATGACAAATTCCCAATTAGCCGAATTGTTCCCTCAAAAAAGCCGCCAGTCCATCTACAAAAAAGCTTATAAACTTGGGTTGCGACGTACTAAAGAGATGGAAAGTCTAAACAGGGCTGAAGCAAAAACCGGCGAAAGGTCGCCTACGTGGAAAGGCGGCGTTTCAATGACCAAGAAAGGGTACAGGCAAATATTGGACAAAGGGAACCCTCGTGCAGACAAAAAAGGGTATGTGATGGAGCATATTGCTGTGTGGGAACATGAAACAGGTACACGGATACCTGATAATTGTTGTGTACATCATCTTAATGGGGACAAAACTGATAACAGAATAGAAAACCTATGTTTGATGACACGATCTGCCCATACCATTTTTCACCACACAGGGGCATCCAGAAGCATGGCAACAAAAAACAAACTATCGGAGTGCGCAAAATTAAGGTTTTCTGATAAATCTAACCACCCTTCTTATAAGCGCGTGGATGTGGAGGCTATGAAATCTTTGCGAGATATGGGCACAAAGGTTTCTGACGTATGCAGAGAGTTTGGTATAGCGAAAACGACATATTATCAAAAGATGAAGGAGTATGGAAATGGCAATCAATAGAATGACTTTGCAGGGGCGTTTAGTTAATTCACCTGAGATGCGTAGAACCAACAACGGTACGGCGGTGTGCAGCTTTCGCGTGGCGTGGAGCGAGACCATCAAAGACCGGGAGACAAAGCTGTTCCTGAACTGCGTGGCGTGGAATGGCGCGGCAGAACTTATCTGCAAATACTGGTACAAGGGCAAGGAAATCTTGCTGGAGGGCAAGCTGTCCACTCGCGAATACGACGACAGGGACGGAAACCGGCGCAGTGTGACGGAGATGACAGTCGATCGCGTCCACTTCTGCGGCAAGAACGAGGACGCGCATGGAACGTTTCCTCGGACGGACGTCAAGAGCCAATTCATGGAGATGGACGAGGACGACATGTCAGATCTGCCTTTCTAAGGGGGTGACGTGAATGGGAAAGATGCAGGAGGAGTGGGGTCAATGGGCAAGTGCTACGTGAAAGCCTACTATGACTGGATAGAGCAGACAGCGGCGCTGTCCGATGCAGAGCGAGGCCGTCTTTTTATCGCCATTCTGGAGTACGCAAGAACAGGCATCCCGCCGGAGTTGGAGGGCGCGGAAAGCATACTGTTTCCGGTGTTCCGGACGATGCTGGACAGGGACGATGAGCTTTCCGCTGAACGGTCAAGGAACGGGGCGAAAGGCGGCAAGCAAACGCAAGCAAGCGCAAGCAAAATCAAGCAAACAGAAGCAAACGCAAATGACCCCAAGCCTACTAAGACAAAGAAAGAAGACAAAGACAAAGACAAAGACTTATTCCCACCTTACGGTGGGAGTACGCGCGCGAAGCGCTTTACCCCACCCACACTGGCAGAGGTTCAGTCCTACGTGGCTGAACGCCATTCGGCGGTAGACCCGCAAGGCTTTATCGACTTCTACGAAGCGAAAGGCTGGATGGTTGGCAAGACCCCCATGAAAGACTGGAAAGCGGCTTGCCGAAATGCGGAGAAGTGGGAACGGTGGGGGCATGCCCCTGCTGCACTTGTCGGCAAGACCGACGGTGCACGTGATGCCTGGATGGGCAAGTACATCAAGGGGGCGAAGCCATGAACGCTGGCATCTGGAAGATCGCCACGGCGAAGCTGTGCGGACAGTGCATCCGGGACATGGAGGACGAGTACATCTTCGCCCCCAGATGGCGGCGGACGCTGGGCGGAAAATGCGAACGCTGCGGAGAAAACCGCGTCGTCCATGAGGTGCGGTACACGATGAACAAACGAGGGCTGGAGAAAAGAGGGAAACTGAATGGGCCTGATGAGTAACGACCTGGCGCGGCTTAGTCTTGCGGCGCAGAAGCAGGTCATGGAGAAGATGCGGAAACCGGGGAAGTACAAGGCGCAGAAGACAAAGCGCGGGAAGCTGACCTTCGACAGCAAGAAGGAGGCGGAGCGCTACGACGCGCTGATGCTGCTGCAAAAGGCCGGTGAGATACAGGGGCTGAAATTACAGGTGCGGTACTGCTTGCAAGAGGCGTACACGACGTTTGAGGGCGACCGCGTGAAAAGTATCGACTACATCGCGGACTTCGTGTACGAGCGCAGAACGGCTCCTGACAGCTACGGACAGCGGTACTGGCTGCCGGTGGTGGAGGACGTGAAGGGGATGCGTACCCGCGAGTATGCCATGAAAGCAAAGCTGTTCCGCAGTAGGTACGGGTTTGCCATCCGGGAGGTGTGACGTGGGCAAGCAGCATTTAAGCAGGGACGACCGCATCTTTATGCGTGGCAAGCTGCAAGGCACACGGGAGAACATGGACATGGTGGCAATGGTGCTGATGGACAAGTGCGGCTGGCACGTCCAAGAGGAGACAGCGGACAGCCGGGACACCCACAGCATCGCGTATCTGTACGAGTGCCTGGAGAAGCTGGCGGAGGAGATCAACGAGGGCCGCATCAAGCGGAAGCACATCAAGGACGTGCTGAAGGACGAGTGCGGTGTTGTGTTTGGAGATTGAGATGAAAGTTTTATGTGCGTGTGAGGAAAGCCAAGTGGTATGTATTGCGTTTCGTGCGCTGGGGCATGAGGCGTATTCCTGCGACATACAGGAGCCGTCTGGCGGACACCCGGAATGGCACATTTTAGGCGACGCTCTAAAGGCCATCGAGGGGGGGCAAGTGACCACAATGGACGGACAGGTGCATGATGTGGGGCGATGGGATATGATTATCGCCTTTCCTCCGTGTACCAAAACGAGCAATGCCGGGGCAAGACACTTGTATAAAGGCGGCATGTTAAATCTTCGCCGCTACTATGAAGGGCTTTGCGGCAAAGCGTTGTTTTTGGCAATATGGGCAGCCGACTGTGACAAGGTTATAATTGAAAATCCGACACCAAGTAAAGTATTTGAGTATCCAGAACCGACGCAGGCAATTCAGCCATATCAATATGGACACGAGTTTACAAAAAAGACTTTGCTGTGGGAGCGCGGGGTAAAGCCTTTGATGCCGACAAATGTTGTAAAACCGACGGCGACATGGTGCCCAAGCGGCAGTTACAGCCACAAGCATGGCGAACAGCACAAGGGTATGTTTACCACGGATAGAGCAAAAAACAGGGCAAAAACATTTCCTGGAGTTGCCAAAGCAATGGCGGAGCAATGGGGCGGAGATGTGAGAGGAGGAATGACATGGTGAACGACGCTTTGTTTTCCAGCGACAAAAATTTCTGGGAAACGCCGCAAAAGCTGTTTGACGAGTTGGATGCGGAGTTCCACTTCACGCTGGATGCTGCCGCCAGTGATGGCAACCACAAGTGTGCGCGGTATTTCACGCAAAGCGATGATGGTTTGCGGCAAAATTGGGAGGGCGAAACGGTGTTTTGCAATCCGCCCTACGGGAGCAAGGAAACCGGACTGTGGACGGAAAAATGTTACCGCGAAGGACAGAAACCGGGGACAACGGTGGTTCTTCTGATCCCCGCCCGGACAGACCGTGCCAGTTTTCACGACTATATTCTGGGAAAGGCAGAGATCCGCTTCCTGCGTGGTAGGCTGAAATTTGAACTGGACGGAAAGCCGATGGGGACGGCACCGTTTCCCAGCATGATTGCCATTTGGCGAGGAGGAATGACATGACACGAGACGAGATCGTGACCGCGCTGCGGTGCTGTGCAAAAAACCTGTTGAGCGAATGCCCTAACTGCAAGATGTACTACGAAGGAAATTGCATTGTAAAGCTAAAAACCGCCGCCGCTGACCTGATAGAGAACCAGCAGCGGCACATCGAGGCACTGATGAAAGCCAACGACAGCCTGAAGGACGCCATTGCACGGCGGGATAAGCAGATAGAGGACATGAAGCAGGGCATGGCACAGCTGGCAAAGGCTGTGGCGGTGAAGGAGGAGCAGAGTGAACTGCACGCCATGAACAACGAGCTATGCCAATACTGCGGGAAGTACAAACAAGCACACGAGGGCGCCTGTGACGGGTGCAAATGGAGGGAAATGTGATGGATGCTGTGAAGTTTGTAAAGGAATATCTGCGTATGTGCGGCAAATTTTCTGGCTGTGAGGAATGTCCTGCATTTATGACTGACTTTTGCACGGTAAATGTGGAGGAGCAATCGCAGGAAACAGCGGGAGAAGTTGTGAGGGTCGTCGAGGAGTGGTCTGCTGCACACCCGTGCAAGACACGGCAGAGCGTGTTTTTGGAGCAGTATCCTCAGGCTGATATTGATAACACCGGGCTTTTGATCCTGTGCCCTAAGCGTATTTCTGCTGATATACGGGTTACCGCCGATTGTTTGCGCCAGGGGTGCTCCGATTGCCGCCGCGAGTTCTGGATGCAGGAGGTAGAGTGATGGAACGACTGACAAAACGCGAAAATGGGCACGTGCATTACCCGAGATGCTTTGAAGAACCGTGCGGCGGCATGGGATGCCGCACTGAGGACTGTGAAGTTAAGGTCGAAATCCGCGAACGCCTTGCCGCTTACGAGGACACGGGGCTTGAGCCGGAGGAAGTCCTGCCGAAAGATAAGGCAGACGAGATCGCACTGAAGCTGATGCGTCTTGCTGATTTAGAAAGCCTTTGCAACTATACCCGCCTGCGGGAGCTGGCGGAGGCCGACAAGGATGGTCGCGTGGTGGTGCCGCCGTGCAAGGTGGGCGACAGGCTTTACGAAGTAACGGGTAGAAAAACGATCAGTGTGTATAAAGTTAAAGCCATCCGCGTGGAATTGTTCGGCTTGTTTATCGAGTGGGACATTGTAGAAGGGTTTGTTTGGCAATCGCTGTCAGGTATAAACGCCGGAGAAATCGGTAAGACCGTATTCCTCACCCGCGAGGAGGCGGAGAAAGCATTGGAGGCAACGATGAATACGTTTTGTCGGATTATTGCCCCGGATGTGGGGCGCGAATGGCCGGAGGGGCGGAGTGATGGGAGAGCACAAGCACAACCCCACGGCCACCGCCGCGAAGAACGGCGAACTGCCGCCGAAGAAGAAGCCGATGGGCACGGCGGAGAGCCGGGAGTGGGTGTACGCATGGATGCGGAAGCACACGCCGTTGGGCATTATGGAACAGGAGATAAGGAGGAATTGTGATGGCGGAATATATTAAAAGATCGGCAGTGTTTGAACAGTTCGACAATGCCGATGCGGATGTATGCGAAACAGACGACTTCGGTGGAGTTGACTATGGGTTTGGCATGAAGAACATCAAGGAACTCATAAATGCCATCCCTGCAGCCGATGTGGTAGAGGTGGTACGCTGTAAGGACTGCTATCAATCAGTGGTGATCGGAAATGTCCTGCACTGCACCTATTGGAGCAAGGACACGGACGAAAACGGATATTGCCACGAGGGAGGATAAGCCAATGGCTGAATACATTGATCGAGCAGCGGCAGTAAAATCTGTTTTGCGGATGCGTAGACCGGAGAACAGCGTGGCTCAAAATAGGATGCTATCGATTATCCAGATGGATATGTTGAAACTTCCCGCCGCTGATGTTGTCCCGGTAGTGCGGTGTAAGGACTGCAAATACAATGTCGGAACAAAAAAGTGCTTGAACCCGGACAGCTTTTTTGCGGTGCCGAAGGACGATGACTTCTGCTCCTACGGAGAGAGAAAGGAGGGTGCGGAGTAATGTTCTGCTGGATATTCACCCGCGCTGCACAAATGGAGGACCACGAATTTACAGACGATGTAGCATACTGCTTCTGCTGGACAAAGAAACAAGCTATTAAGAGGTTCGGCCAGCTGTATGACGATGTAAAGCCATTCGAGGTTGACAAGGTGGTGTTTGACCCATTCAGGCGGCTGCCGGTCGTGGTAACGGATTATTGAGGAGGTACGGAGCGATGGCTGAGATCACGCTGAAATACGCAGAGGGATATGAGGTATGCTGCCCGCTGTGCGGAACACCGAAGAGCCAAAGCCCGGTGCGCTGCCCGGATGCGCAGAAGCCGGTGGAGAGCTGGATAACGTGCAGCAAGTGCGGCACGTCGTACAAGCCGCCCATGTGGCAAGCGGCGGGAGGAGGAGTTAAAGACAATGGCTGATATATCTATTGAAGAACTTGGACCAGGTGTAATCCTTGAGGGCACAAATCCAGACAAAGAAAGATACAGATACAGCATACCGACATGGCCACTGGTGATGGCGGACCGGGGTATAGAGGGCACGAACTTGAGATAGACGTATTCTATGGAGGCGGAGGCGGCGATGCAGAAAGGTGACACGATCAAGGCGCGGTTTCCTGTTCGCAAGGGCACGGTGGTGTATGTGCATCCGAAGGGGCGGTACATCGTGGCGGAGTGCGGCGGGGTGCGGGAGACGTTCTTCCCAGAGGATATTGTGCCTGGCCCTCCCCCAATGGTGTGCGAATTAAAAGACGCGCTTTTTACACTGACGGAGGTGGACAAGAAGATCATGACCGCATTGGGGAGGAGGTGCTGACATGAGCGAATTCCCGGAACGGCTGAGAAAGCTGCGGGAGAGAAAGAGACTGAAGCGGTATGTGCTGTCGGAGCGCTGCGGGCTGAACTCGGACGCCATACGCCGGTATGAGCTGGGGATGGCGAAGCCGACGATGGACGCGCTGAAGAGCATAGCGGATGAATTCGGCGTGTCGGTAGACTATCTGATGGGCAGGACGGACTATCCCTGCGTGGTAGATATTGCCGAAAAATAAATTTTGAAAATTCCACTTAAAAGTGGAAAAATTGGAAAAACGCACTTTATCATGGGAGATGCAGGGGCAAACTCTGCATCTCCATTCTTTTTCTTTTCCCCCTTCTTTTCCTGATGGGCGGGGCTTCGGCTCCGCCCGGATGGAGCAATATGCGGGCACATGTACCAAGGTGGCGACGCGGTCTCCAAAACCGTGTGTGGTGGGTTCAATTCCCAACTGTCCGTGCCAAAAGCGGTGGACACTACCGTTGAGCAATGGCATAGCGCCGCCCTGAAAGTGTGTCAGTAGACAGGACTTCCCGCACCTCTTGGCAATGTGTCCCAGGGAAGACGTTATATTCAGGTGAGGCGAAAGCCGGGTACAGACGTGCCAACGACAAAGGCCAGTGGTGGGAGGCCGGTGCGTCAGACAAAGCGAGGTGGTGACAGTGGCTGCAAGGTTGACAGACCGGCAGAAAAAGAAAATACTGGCGGACTATGTGCAGACGAACAACTTTTGCGCCACAGCGAAAATCAACGGCGTGTCCCCAACGACCGTTAAGAACCTTGTGCGGGCGAATGCCGACATTGTGGAAAAGTGCGAACAAAAAAAAGAAGAGAACACCGCCGATGTGATGGAGTACATGAACGACCACAAAGACCTTGTGTGTTCGTTCATCGGCAAGGGACTTGAAATGCTCAACGACCCGGAGAAACTGGCAGCGGCAAATCTCAGCCAAATCACAACGGCGATGGGAACGCTGATCGACAAGTGGGCGATGATCGGCGGGAGTCCTGCCGACACGGTGAGGGAAGACGCACTTAGTCAGAGCCTAAAGGAAATGGCAAAGGAGCTTGAGAGCGATGAGTGAAAATTACAAAGTCTATATGCATCGCTTTCCGAATGGGAAAGTATACATAGGGATTACCTGCCAAAAGCCAGAATACAGATGGAACAAAGGAAAACACTATCGAAAGCAACCGCTTATTTTTAATGCGATTATGAAATATGGATGGGATAACATCGAACATATTATTTTGTTCGATGGATTGAGTAAAGAAGACGCAGAAACAAAAGAAGTTGAACTGATTTCCTTATATGATTCCACAAATAGGGAGAAAGGGTACAACATAGAAAACGGCGGGAATAGTACAGGGAAACATTCCGAAGAAACAAAAAAGAAAATGTCCGCTGGTATAAAAAATGCCTATAAAAATACAGAATACAAAGAAAGGAAAATAGCAGAGGCTAAGAAGTCTTATGCAAAGCCAGAATATAAAAAGCAACTCTCGGAACGAACAAAAAGGCTTTGGCAATCCAAAGAATACAGAACAAAAATGATTTCCGTACATAGAGGGAAAACCGTTTCAGCCGAGGCAAGAAAAAAAGTATCCGACGCCCGCAAGGGACGATTTATGGGCGGAGACAACGTAAATGCGAGAGCCGTCGAACAATATACAAAAGACGGTGTATTTGTTGCTTGTTGGGATTCTGCAATGAGTGCTTCAAGAGCGACGGGAGCGAATAACGCAAAGATTTGTGAATGTTGCAAGGGTAAGCGTCAGTCTGCTGGAGGGTATAGGTGGGAATATGCCGCTGTCTAACCGACAAGCAAAGATCCTTGCCTTTCCATATTCCAAGTATGACGCGCTAATCTGCGACGGCGCTGTGCGTTCCGGCAAAACCTCCATCATGATGTGGGCGTTTGTCCGCTGGGCGATGGAGAATTTCAGCGGTCAGCGTTTCGGCGTGTGTGGGCGTACGGTGGATAGCTGCACAAAGAACATCATCGTGCCGTTTATGGCGATGAGTTTTGCCAAAGAGCGCTATATCATTCGTTGGCGGCGTGGCGACAAGGTAATGGAAGTGCGGCGCGGCGCCGTGACGAATTATTTTGAGGTGTTCGGCGGCAAGGATGAGGCAAGCTATACGTTGATTCAAGGCCGCACGCTGGCGGGTGTGTTGCTGGACGAAGTGGTGCTGATGCCGCGCTCGTTTGTGGAACAGGCGCTTGCACGCTGCTCTGTGGACGGGGCAAAGCTGTGGTTCTCCTGTAACCCCGGCAGTCCGCATCACTGGTTTTATCAGGAGTGGATTAAGCGACACCGCGAACGGAACACGCTATATCTCCACTTCGAAATGACTGACAACCCCGGCTTGAGTGCAAGAACGCTCGAGCGTTACGCGAATATGTACGCCGGTATCTTTTATGATCGATATGTGCGCGGTTTGTGGGTAGCGGCGGAGGGCGTTGTCTACAAGGATTTTGCAAACGACACCGAAAAGTATTTGATCGATGATCCTTTAAAATGGGCAGAGGAACAGGAGACGAAATTCTCTGTTATTTCCATTGGCGTTGACTTTGGCGGCACGAAATCCGCAACGAAGTTTCAGGCGACCGGAATTACAAAAGATTATCGTGTGGTCGCGCTGGAAGAAGAATACATCAAAACCGAAGAGATTGACCCTGACGCGCTGAATCGGCGCTTTGCTACGTTCTGCCAAATGGTTACGGCAAAGTACGGATATAGCCAGACGCGGGCAGACAGCGCGGAAACGGTGCTGATTCGCGGGTTAGATCATACCGCGCAGAAAATGCACCTCGGGACGCAGGTAAAGAACGCAATGAAACTGCAAATCACAGATAGGATCAGGCTCGTGGTGCTGCTGATGAAGCAGGGGCGTTTTAAGGTTTCGCGCAACTGCCCCCATCTGATCGATGCGCTGCAAACTGCGATTTATGATCCTGATAAGTTTGAGGACGAGCGCCTTGACGATGGAACGTCCGATATTGATAGTTTGGACGCATTTGAATACAGCATAGAGCCTTATTACAAAGACCTGGAACGTGCCGGTCATATGATGGGACGGTGAAAGAGTGAATATTCGCAGAGCATTAAAGGAATTAGGCTTTGATACGGTCGATAGTAAGTTTTACTCGCTGATTGATGTATGGAAATCATGGTATGACGGCGATGTAAAAGACTTCCACAGTTATACGGTGTGGAATGGCATCGAAGAACTGGAATGCCATAGGTATTCCGTCAACATGGGCAAGAAAGTCTGCGAGGACTGGGCAAACCTGCTGATGAATGAGCGCGTGAATATCACGCTTGAGGGCAAGAAGGAGCAGGAATTTGTAGATGCGGTTCTTGCTGATAATAACTGGGAAGTAAAATCCAATGAATTGCAGGAGCGGAAATCCGCGGTTGGTACCGTTGCTTATGTTCCAATCATGGAGGATATGAGCGTTGACCCTGATACAGCAGAGATCGCTAACCCCGGAAGAATTCATATCAACTATGTAACCGCTGCAAACATCTACCCGCTGACGTGGGACAATGGCATTATTCGTGAGTGCGCTTTCGCATGGACAAAACGAGTTGATGATGCGGAATACACCTACATTCAGGTGCATCGGCTGAACGGCGGCGAATACGACATTGAAAACCACCTGTACGACGCGGAGGAAGTGCCGCTAACAAGTGTGCAGGGCTTTGAAGCAATCCCCCCTGTTGTCCGCACAGGAAGCGCCAAGCCGCAGTTTGTCATTGACCGCCTGAACATTGCGAACTCTGATGAAGATAACCCTATGGGCGTTGCAGTGTTCGCTTCCGCCATCGACCAGCTCAAAAGCGTTGATATTACATACGATAGTTATGTGAATGAGTTTGTGCTGGGGAAAAAGCGCATCGTGGTACAGCCGGAAGCAACCAAGGACATCAATGGTAGGCCAGTCTTTGATAAGCGCGAAACGGTTTACTACGTTCTACCGGAAGATCGCGCATCTGATGGAAACATTTTGCAGCAGGTCGATATGACGCTGCGCACAGCAGAGTTTAACACCGGTATGCAAGATATGCTCAACGTATTGTCGAGCAAATGCGGCTTTGGCGAGAATCATTACAAATTCGATCAGACAAGCATTGCCACGGCTACACAGGTCATTAGCGAAAACAGCACCATGTTCCGCACAATCAAGAAGCATGAAATTCTGCTCGAGCAAGCGATCACGGAGCTGTGTCGCATCCTACTTCGCTTGGGCAATCGCTACATGGACGCCGGACTTGATGAGGAAGTCGAAATCTCCATCGACTTTGATGATAGTATCATCGAGGACAAGGGGCAGGACTTCAACCGCGATATGCAGCTTCTCAGCGCTGGCATCATGAATGACTGGGAGTTCCGCATGAAGTGGATGAACGAGGACGAGGCGACCGCAAAGGCGGCGCTACCAAAGATGCAGGACATGACCACGGAGCAGCAACAGGAGGTGGAGTAATGGGCTATGGAGAAAACCCCGGTACTTTTTGGGCAAACATTGGCACAGATGAAAACCCTAATTGGGTAGTTTTGGGCCATGTAAGATGAGCAAGTATCCATTCCCCCCTGAACTGCTGGATGCCATGCCGGAAGAACTGGCAGAGCTGTACCGTGGTCTTGAGGACGCACTTCTGATGGAGATATGCTCCCGGCTCAAGCTGCGGGATGAGCTGAACGAAATTACGGTGCAGGACATCAAGGCGCTGCGGGCACATGGCATCGATCTGAAAGAGATTGAAAAGGCCATACGCCAGACCACCGGCATCAGCGAAAAAAAACTGAATGAGCTGATAGACGATGTGGTGAAGCGCAACCAAAAGTATTACACCGAGGTCATAGACCTTGCCCGTGTAACACAGCCTGACGTGCTGGTGAATGCGACCACCATTGACGCAATCAGACGGCAGACGCAGGACGTGTTCCGCAACATCACCGCATCAATGGGCTTTTTGGTAGACGCGGGGCGCACAATGCTCCCCCCGGCAAAGGCTTACCAGTGGGCGTTAGACGCGGCTACGTTGAAAGTAGAAAGCGGGGCTATCTCTTATGGGCAAGCCATCAAAGACGCAGTTAGGCAGCTTGCAAGCGGTGGCCTGCGCGTGATTGACTATGAGAGCGGACACCGTGACCATGTAGACGTAGCTGCCCGCCGTGCAGTAATGACAGGTGTATCGCAGTTGTGCGGTAAGTACACGGAGCAAGCGGCGGAATATCTGGAAACGCCGTATTATGAAGTGTCTGCCCACGCCGGGGCGCGTGATGTACCAGGGCGGTCGCCGTGGGCATCGCACAAGGAGTGGCAAGGCAAAGTGTATTCCACCCGCAGCGGCGACATCTACCCGAATATCTACGAGGTGTGCGGGCTGGGGGCTGTGGATGGGCTGGAAGGAGTCAACTGCCGTCACCGCCGCAACGTTTGGGTTGAGGGCGTAAGTGAGCGCACCTACACCGATGAGCAGCTTTCCCACATTGATGATGGACTTGGCTGTACGTTTGATGGCAAGACCTATACGGCATACGAAGCCACGCAGGAGCAGCGCAAGGTGGAGCGAACCATACGCAAGCTAAAGCGCGAAAAGGCGGCGTACAGTGCCGCAGGGCTGACAGACGAAGAACAGGCAGTGAATATCAAACTGCGCCGCCTGAATGCAAAGTACAAGGCGTTCAGTAAGGCGGCGGGTCTGCCGGAGCAGCGGGAAAGGATGAAGGTGCTGTATGAGAATTAAAGCAAGAAGTTACGAAGGAATTGTGCTTGAACTTGACGGAGATGTGCGAGTGCTGCGTGATTACACCCGCGAGATTGTGCGCGTGATCAAGTATCAGGTTGTAATTCTGTGTGATGATGGCGCAAAAGTTGAGCTTACAGATGTAGCCCCAAAAGAAATTGAGGTAGTCAATGAACCGTGATGAAATTGTACAGGCTATCGAAGCCATTTTGAAGCGCGGCAACAACGCAGAAGTGCGGCGAAAAGGCGACGGTGTTATCGTGCTGGAAGTCCAAAAGAAAATCAAATATCAATCCTCGGTGTAATCGGGCACCGGGAAGGGCAATAGGAGCCAACTACCGAGTTTTCCTCGGTGGTTGGCTCTTTTGTTTTAAGTAAAACCCGCGAAGCACAGCGGTTTTTATACAACGTTCGCCCCCGAAGAATTGGGGCCAATGAAAAGGAGAACGAATAACATGGCGAAATTTACGAGAGCGGAAATCAGAAATATTCTCGGCGACGCTTGCACAGAAGAGATCGAAAATCGCTTGGTTGCGCTGCATCTGGGCGTGGTCGACCCCCTCAAGGACGATCTCACGAAGTACAAGGCGGACGCGGAGAAGCTGCCAAGCGTCCAGAAGCAGTTGGACGACCTCAAGGCGGCAGGTGACGGCGGTTATAAGGAGAAGTACGAGAAGGAACACTCGGCTTTTGAAGCCTTTAAGACCGACATCACAGAAAAGGAAAGCAAGGCGGCAAAGGAAAAGGCTGTCCGTGCTTACTTTGAGAGCAAAAACATCACCGGCGCGAATCTCGACCTTGCTATGCGAGGCTGCGGCGAGGAAATGGCCGCATTGGAGCTGGACGGGGAAAAAATCAAGGACACCAAGTCTCTTGATGCACTCGTAGACGGCACTTACAAGGGGCTTGTCTCCAAGCAGACCGTTCGCGTCGACACTGGTGCGCGCTTTAACGGTGGCGGGAAGCCGATGACAAAGGACGAGATCATGCAAATCACTGACAGAGCGGAGCGGCGCGCTGCAATCGCCGCAAATATGGATTTGTTTAGAAAGGAAGAATAAAAATGGCTGCTGATCCTAAGCTCATTAAGAAAGCTGACCTCGCGCGTGTGCGCGAAATCGAATTTACCGAAATGTTTGGCTATTCCATCAAGAAGCTGATGGAGGCTCTGGGCGTTACCCGAAAGATTTCCAAGCAGGCGGGCACTGTGCTCAAGAGCTACAAGGCCACTGGCACGCTGGAGAGCGGCGCTGTTGCTGAGGGTGAGACCATTCCCCTCAGCAAGTACAAGACCGAAGCCGTGAACTACAAGGAGATTACGCTCAAGAAGTGGCGCAAGGCCACCTCCGCCGAAGCAATCACCGATCGCGGCTACGATCAGGCGGTAGAAATGACCACCGACGAAATGCTCAAGGACGTCCAGAAGGGTATTCGTAAAGACTTTTTCGACTTCCTCGCAACCGGCACGGGCACGGCGTCCGGCGCGACCTTCCAGGCGACCTTGGCTCAGGCATGGGGCCAGCTGCAGGTGCTGTTTGAAGATGACGAAATCGGTGCGGTGTATTTCCTGAACCCGCTGGATGTTGCTGACTACCTCGCAAGCGCAAACATTACCTTGCAGACCGCGTTCGGAATGACTTACGTTGAGAACTTCCTCGGCCTTGGCACCGTGATTCTCAATTCCAGCGTTCCCAAGGGCAAGATTTACGCCACCGCCAAGGACAACATTGTCCTGTACTACATTCCTGTGAACGGCGCTGATCTTGGCGAGGTGTTCGATTTCACCACCGATGCCACCGGCTATATCGGTATCCATGAGGAGCCCGATTACACCAACATGACCGCATCTGACACCGTTATCAACGGCATGGCTCTTTTCGCTGAGCGTATCGACGGTGTGGTGGTCGGCTCCATCACTCCGGCGGTGGGGGGCTAACTGAACTGCTGAATAAGCCTGACCCTGACATCACCGTTTTCACCGACATGACAAAAGCACAAATGCTTAAGTATGCCGATGAAAACGGGGTGGAAGGGGTCAGCAGTTCGATGAAAAAGGCTGAAATTCTCGCAGTTTTGGAAGGAGCTGACTCACATGACATACGCTGATTACGACTATTACTCCGGGACCTATTTGGGCACCGTGAGCGAGGAGGATTTTCCGCGTCTGGCTGTACGAGCCAGCTCCTTCCTCGATTACTACACGCAGAACCGGGCAAAAGATAACGCTGATATGGACGCTGTAAAAATGTGCTGCTGTGCACTTGTGGACAAGTATCAGCTGATCGAAGCCGCGCAGCAGCTTGCCGCAACCAAACTGACGAACGCGGCGACCGGCGATGACGTGAAAAGCGAAACGGTAGGCGGGTACTCCAGGACGCTGGCCAGCGGCGGTGAAGCTGCCTCGTCCGCACTAAGCGCTACAGACGGTGCGAAGAAACTGCTGGCGGCGACCTGTAACGAGTATCTGGCACATACCGGTCTGCTGTATCGGGGAGGGGGGTGCTGTGGTTGTACGCGCCCCACACTATAACGGTCTACAATGCCGTGCAGGAGACTGACCCGGCGACTTTTGAGGAAATCACAAAGCTGTATGTGACCATCCTGCGCGGTGTTATGCTGCAAGCCAGCAAGGCGGTAAACGTCCGAGAAAGCGGCCTTGAGAGCGCGGACGCGGTAAACCTGTACATTCCGTTCTCTGTGGAAGCGGTGGACGGCACGACAGGCAAGGCCAAAACTTACGCGCCCCCGCAGGCGTTTCTTGCGGCGGCGGACAAGTCCGGGCTGTGGACGCTGTCTGTGAACGGTAACGGCGGGCTGACGTTCTTTGTGAAAGGAGAGTTTGTCACAGACAAAGAGGACGTGGCTATGGCACAGGACGGCTGCTACAACGTGACCAAAGTGGACGAGAAAGATTTTGGCAGCGTGGACATGAGACACTGGGAAGTCGGAGGGGCATGAGATGTCGCTCAAGTTCTCTGTTGACGTGTCCGGCATGGACGAGGTAAAGCGGCAGATTGCAAGGGCCTGTGACCGCGCTGAAAGCGCTTTAGCGCAACAGGTGATGAAAGATACCACCCCATTTGTGCCTGCGCTTACAGGCTCTCTGACGCAGAGAACGCGGGTGGTTGGAAACGAGGTCATTTATCCCGGCCCATACGCCCGGTTTCTGTACTACGGTAAGGTGATGGTAGACCCGGCGACCGGCAGCACATACGCGCCCAAAGGCGGGCACAAGGTGACAACAGACCGAAATCTTGTATTTAACACAACAATGCATCCGCAGGCACAGGCGCATTGGTTCGACGCTTCAAAAGCGCAGAACATGGAGAAGTGGGTGCGGGTGGCAGATAAGGCGGTGAAGAAATTTGGAAAAGATTAAAAAGGCCGTGTCAGCGGCGGAAGAGGATCAGGTATCGCGCAAGTTGCTTGTGTGGCTGAACACATACCCGAAGCTGCCAGTCGACCTTATCCGCTTTGAGTTTCTTCCCGCCGACACTTCCGCTATGGCGATGTCGACCATTCAGGCGGCTTACATCGTGCGGAAGTATATCACCGGCGGTTATGTGGCGGAGTATCAGTTCAAGATAATCTACCGAGTGAAGCCGGGGAACAGCAACGACAAACGGCTCAAGGCTGACGAACTGTTGAACGCTATCGGGGATTGGGCAAATGGTCAGAAGCCCGACATCGGAGATGACAAGCGCGTTATCAGCATGGAGCCGACCACGCGATCTTCCCTGTTTGCCATGTATGAAAACGGGGACGAAGATCACCAAATCCTTATGAAACTGAATTACGAGGTGAATGTATAATGGCAGATTTGGAATTCAACACCACGAAGGGCCAGACCATTGACCGCGAACTGCTCATTGCGTACCTGAACACCGGCACCGCTTCCGCCCCTGTGTGGAGCGCTATCGGTAAGCGCGTCGAGGACAGCAGCGAGGAAATGGACTGGAGCACCGACACCAAGCAGGACATTTTGGGCCACACCTTTACGACCATGAAAAAGCCCACCATCACGCAGACTTTTGACCCCATTCCCCTGGACGCGGGCGACGCTGCGGCGGTGAAGATGTGGAACCTGGCCGTCAAAGACCAGGATGCACAGGCGCTGGCAAATCAGGACATGATGATCGGTCACTTCTACGCCACCAGCGGCGAGGCGATGTTTGCGGAGCGCTACGACGCTTGCGCTATTGCCATCACCGGCATCGGCGGCGAGGGCGGCGGCACCCTAAATATCACCAGCGAGATCACCTATGGCGGCACCCGCACTGTGGGTACCGTGAAGAAGGGCAGCAGCGGCGCTATTGAGTTTACTGCGGCCTAAATAACAGAGAGGGCGGGGGACATTCCCCGCCCTCACATGGAGGATAAAAATGGCAGACACTATTATCATCAATTCTGGCGTCGTAAAAAAAGTATTTGAAACAACCGATGGCAAGACGTGTGAGTTTTCTTTTAACCCCACGGACAGCGGGTTTGTGGAAAAGCTTTTTAACGCTTTTGATACGCTGGACAAAAAGCAGGAAACTTACAAAGCGGAAGTAGAAAAGACGGCCAATAAACGCGACATTTTTGATACAGCACGCAAGATGGATGACGAAATGCGCGAGATCATCAATGAAGTGTTCCACGTTGACATTTGCAGCGCTTTGTTTGGCGAAATGAACCTATACGCGCTGGCGGACGGTCTGCCTGTGTGGGCTAACCTGATGCTTGCCGTAATGGACGAAGTAGACACTACTTTCTCCCGCGAACAGAAAGCTACCAATCCGCGCATCAGTAAGTACACAAAGAAGTACCACAAATGAGATATGATTTGCCGGTGTCCGTGGAAGTCAACGGAACGGAATATAAAATACGGAGCGATTACCGAGATATTCTGACCATCATAGAAGCCATTTCTGACAAAGATTTTACGGAAGCCGACAAGGCAGAAGCGATGTTGGATATTTTTTACCCAGACTTTGATAACATGCCGGAGCGAGACTATGAGGAAGCTATCCAGAAATGCATTTGGTTTATAAATTGCGGGGAGCCCTACAGAGAAGAAAAGCGAACCGTAAAGCTTATGGACTGGCAGCAGGATTTCCCATTGATTGTAGCTCCTGTAAACAAAGTGCTGGGGGAAGAAGTCCGCGCGATGCGCTATCTTCATTGGTGGACGTGGAACACGGCGTACACGGAAATTGGCGATTGTATGTTTGCACAAGTGGTCAATATACGGCGAAAGAAGTCAAAGGGTGAAAAGCTGGATAAATCAGAGCAGGAGTTTTATAGAAAAAACCGGCATTTGATAGATTTCCAGAAGCAATATACGGAGCAAGACGAGGCGGTCATCAGTAGATGGATATAAAAACCGCCCTCTACAGAGGGCGGTAAAGGTCAAGCCATATTCGCCAGTTTTGCCATCTTTTGCACGACGTCACGATCCCACAGCAAAATGCCGGTTGCTTCAGCAGCATCTTTTGCCCCTTGCGTAAAGTAACGGTTTGTCATAACAACGCCAACTTGACAGCGGTAAATGGTCTTTCCAGTGTTGACTTCTTGTACCGGCTTGTTGCCCAAATCGGAAGTATAGCACTTGCACTGGATGGCATATTTAACCCCATCTTTTTCCGCAAGAACGTCAACGCCCTGGTCGCCGCTGCCGCGTGTGACCTCTACGTTACAAAATCCGATTTTGCGGAGGACATCCGCACACCAGTATTCAAAGCGATGACCGTCCATAAAATCAATGTTGTCCCACAACGATAAATGGGCAGAAGTTTCTTCTGGGTGCTGGTTAATGCCAAGATGCTTTTCTATATCAGAAATAGCTTCATCTGCCACATCAGCGGTGCCGGGAGAAAAACGCGAACGAACAAAATCTATATCCTTACAAAATTTATTGAGGGCTTTTTCTTGAAATTCTCTGCTGTTTTTGTATTTGCCGTCTATTTCAGACAAAGTCTCACCTTTTATGCGAACTATGGCATCGCACAAATGGAGTTGGTACTCGTCGCGTAAAGTTTTAAGCATATATGTTGGGTCAAAGTCAAAATTGGCTTTAACCAAAGAACCCATTTTGACCAAATCGTCTATCGCTTGATCGTACCAATGTACAAATAAATTGAGCGAAGGAGCATCTTTGCACAAGGAAAGATTAGTGCGCATGTCAGGGACCAACTTGTCCGCAAGCTTTTGTTGTTTTGCCGCAGAAGCGGGCGGGGCAAACCCCTCTTTTTGCCCAGCTGTATTAGTAAGTTTAGGAACGGTCGATTTCTTTTCTGGCAGCTTTGCTTTTATCTTATCTTTGTTAACAGCGAGAATAGCGACAATGACAGGGATAATAAAAACGGATGCGGTAAATCCACCACCAAGAATTATATTTCCCTCTGGTGAAGTAGGGGCAAGAATTACCCCCAAAATCAGAACAACACAGGTGGCGGCAAACCAAGTACCAATAAACACGGCTATGCGCTTAATCTTTTCCATAGCTTTCCCTCCTTTACCGCAACCATAACACATTTTGTATAAAATGTCCATTCGCAATTTGAAAGTAGGTGGTGCAAATGGCAAACGCAGACGGCTCCGTTATCATCAAAGCCGACATCGACGACAAGCAGGCGCAGCGAGAACTTAATGCGCTGACCAAAAAGATTGATGCGTTACAGGAAAAGCTTAATAGCAAAAAAAACAACCGGGATTTTCTTGCAAACAGAGCCGCAGATTTGGCGGACAGTTTGGAAAAAGAACAAGAAAAGCTTGCGCACATGAAAAGCGGGGATGAATTTTTTACAAGCTTTCACATCGAAAGGCAAACTGAGCTTGTTAAAAGTCTTCGCGGAGAATGGAAAGACGTAAACAAAAAATTGGACACGCAGAACGACAGAATTGCGGAAGCTGAGCGTGCAATAGACCGTGAAAAAGAAAAAGCCGGGCAATTGGCAACTCAAATAGCAGCGGCAAAAGAAAAAACTACCGGGTTTTCTGCCGCTGCGGAAGAAGCAGACAAGAGGCTAAAAAAGTTTTCTGATAGAGTAAAAACGCTTGCTCGTCGCGTGCTGGTGTTTTCACTTATCACGCGGGCGCTGCGGTCTTTGAAAAACTACATGTGGGAGGCCATACAAACCAACGATGAAGCTATGGCGGCGGTTGGCAGACTAAAAGGAGCTTTACGCACTCTTGCGCAACCAATACTGAATGTGCTTATCCCCGCGTTTATTGTTCTTGTCAACGTTATTACACAGGTAGTAAATGCTCTGTCCAAACTGGTAGCTATGATTTTTGGGACAACGGCGGATGAAGCGGCCAGAGCTGCTGAAAATCTATATAACCAGCAAAAAGCACTTAGCGGCGTTGGCGGGGCGGCAAAAAAAGCAAGTAAGTCTTTGGCAAGCTTTGATGAAATCAACAAACTTTCCGGGGATACTTCCAGCGGCGGAGGCGGCGCGGGTGCGCCAAACTTTGTATCTTCCATGAAAGACCAAATCAGCGCGGTCACATCCCTGTTTGTGGGCGCTGGCTTGCTGGCTTTGGGCGCTATACTTACATTCTCCGGAATAAATATACCGCTGGGCATCGCACTTATGGCAATTGGCGCGCTGACTATTTACAGCGCAGTAAGCGAAAACTGGGGCGCAATAAAAGAAGCGCTACAGGGTGAACTTGCCGGTATCGTTGCAATTGTAAGCGTTGCTTTGCTGGCATTAGGCGCGATATTTGTGTTCGGAGGCGTAAATGTTCCTCTTGGCCTTGGCCTTCTTGTACTCGGAGCGGTTGGTCTTGCGGCGACTATAGCCGCAAATTGGGGCGTGATAAAGGAAGCATTGCAAGGAGAAGTTGGACAAATCGTTGCAGTTGTAAGCACGGCATTGTTGGCACTTGGCGTGATCCTTTTGTTTACTGGCGCGGGGATTGCGCTTGGTCTTGGACTTATTCTTGCGGGAGCAGCAGGACTTGCGGCGGCCATTGTTCCAAATTGGGAAAGTATTGTAGAAGCGCTACAAGGGCCGCTTGGGGAGGTTATCGGTAAAATCAGCGCAGCACTGCTTGTTCTCGGTGTTGTTCTTTTGTTTACCGGAGCCGGTGTGCCTCTTGGTCTTGGCCTGATTGCAGTTGGCGCTGTTGGCCTTGCTGCGGCAATTGCGCCAAACTGGAATTTCCTGCTTGACAAACTCAAGGGCGTTTGGGAAGACATCAAAGCGTGGTTTAATAATACCGTGATCGGTGGGCTACTGAAAGCAAAAGAAAAGATTGCGGAATGGGGACACAATGTAATCGGAAAAGTTAAAGATGTGTTGGGTATTCATTCCCCCTCGACGGAAACAACGCAGATGGGCGACTACATGATGCAGGGCCTCGCAAATGGTATCAATGAAAATCAGGAGCTTGTGTTGGAACAATTCCAACTTGTACTCGATAACATTGACGCAGAATTTCTGGCATGGGAAGAAAACTTTATGACAGGGTTTTCTAAGTTTAGCGCAGAGTTTAACAAGGCATGGCTGGCGCACTGGAGCCTAACAAACAGGAATTTTGTAATCCAGTGGAATTACATTATTGAGTCGTTCCAGCGCGGCATCAACAACGTCATTGATGGGTTAAATAGGCTTATTTCGGCAGCAAATAGTTTGTCTGATCTGACAGGTAAGCATTATGGCAGCGTGTCACGCGTAAATATTGCGAAGTTGCCTATTCCAAAACTTGCTACCGGCGCGGTCATTCCCCCGAACCGTGAATTTATGGCAGTGCTTGGCGATCAGAAATCCGGGACGAACATTGAAACGCCCCTTGCTACGATGGTGCAGGCGTTCAAACAGGCACTTGCGGAAAGCGGATACGGCGGCAGCAATGAAGCCGTGTTGGTGCTGGACAAGGACGTGCTTGGCAAGGTTGTGTACCGACTGAACAAAACGGAGGGTACGCGCATCGGCGTTAATCTGTCGGAGGTGCAGGGATGAACTACATCAAACTGAACGGCATCTCTTTTGATGCCGATGTGGCGATCTCCAAGTACAATCGAAACTTTAACGTGCTGGACGGCGAAAACGCAGGGCGCGTAATGACGGGCCGCATGGTGCGTGACATCATCGGGACATACCTTGGTCACAAGCTGACGGTTTTTCGGCGCGGCGACAACTACAAGGGACTGGACGATTTCTGGAACTACCTGTACAAACACAGCGTGGATGACTCCGTTATGCTGGAAGCGGCAGACGGCCAGACCACCATTGCTTATGAAGCGTATTACACCAGCGCGTCGCAGGACTTGGAGAAGGGCGATGGGGGCGTGAACTATTGGGGCGAGATCGAGGTGAACTTCGTCCCGATGGACGCGCAACTCCGCCCCTGAGAGGTGGACTATGTCGAAAACGACTATTCTGTACAAGGACATAGCCCCCGGCGCAGCGGATGACGCGACTGTGGTCGCCACCGGCGGCACAGGAGACCTCACCCAAATTCCGCACGGCGCAGCGCCAGGGAAGATTATCACGCTGGAACGGAGCCGCTGGGTGCTGGACGGCACCTTTGATGGCGTGTACGCGGAGGACAAGGTAGGCTTTTGGTCTACGGAGGTTTCCGGGGACAGCGGAGAGTTTACCAACCCGCCAAAAATCACCATGACGTTTACACAGCAGTATTCCAGCATGGGCATCCAGCTTACCTTTGACGAGGACACAGGAGAGTATTGCAGCGAGGTAGAAATCTCGTGGTATCAGGGTGCGGTGCTGCGGCGGGCGCAGTCGTTCCAGCCTAACAACGTGGTGTACTTCTGCGATTGCAGGGTAGAGAGCTTTGACAAGGTGGAGGTCACGCTGAAAAAGACCGTAGTCCCCCATCGGCGGGCGCGTGTTAATGAGATCGTGCTGGGCGTGGTGCGTAAATTCGGGATGAACGAAATACGCAACGCATCCATCGTAAACCAGGCGAACGAAGCCGCCGTAGAGCTGCCGGTGTCCACGCTAAACTGGACGCTTGACAGCCTGAAAGATGTGGATTACCTGTTCCAGCTGAAACAGCCGGTGGAGGTGTGGAACGACAACCGGCATCTGGGGACATACTACATTAACAACTCGTCACGCACGTCCGCAAACGTGTATGTGATAGAGTGCCAGGACGCGCTTGGAGTGCTTGAATACACGCCGTTCAGCGGAGGTGCATACCTTGATGGAGTGAGTGCAAAAACGCTCTTAGAAACGCTTGCAAAGCCCTTTGAGGTGGAGTATGAGAGCGATGTGGAGGACACAACACTAACAGGCGTTATTGTTAAGGGCACCAACCGCAGCGCCATTCAGCAAATCATATTTGCATGGGGCGTCTGTCTGGCAACAGACGGCGGGAACAAGCTTCGGGTATTCAACCAGCCCACAAAGCCTATTCTTATTCCACGCGGGCGGACGTTCGTCGGATCTTCCGTTGCAACCGGCGCGGTGGTCACAAAGGTAAACGTGACGGCGCATAGCTATGTAGAAGCCAGCAACGGCAACGTGACCATCAATGGGGTCAAGTACAAAGACACCCGGACGGTGTACAGTGCCATCAACCCCAACGTGACCGCATCCGACCGGGAGAACGTAAAGGAAGTCACGGCGGCAACTCTTGTATCTGATGAGATTGGACAGGCGGTGGCGGACCGGCTGTACAAGTATTATTCGCTGCGTGACACGAACACGGCGACCGTGGTATACGGTGGCGAGAAGCTGGGCGACTGCGTGAGCATTTACACGCCGTGGGGCCTGCTGACAACAGGCAATCTTCACAAGATGGAGATAAAACTGTCCAACACGGTAGTGTACAACGCAGAAGTCACAGGTGCGTGGATCATCAGTCCGTATTTCTACTACAGCAACGACCTATTTTCCGGGGAGGTGTAACCTATGGCGCTTGACAATCTGGGCCTTATCACAAACCGAACACAGGCGGACGTGGATGCGGTCATTGCCGCGCTCAGTCGAATAGAGGCTAAGAGCGGCACCCCGGCGGACGTGCTTCTTCTGAGCGACAACAAGGGGACGTACAACTACACTGACCTGAACCGCGTTGCGGGAGCTGTGCTGTATGTGGCGGAGGAATTGGAAGCGAATGGTTACAGCGTGACGGTAACGGCAAAGCAAGGGTGGGCGGAAACGGACATTCCCACGCAAGCGGACATTGACCAGTACCTCGCGGACATCGCAGAAATACGCAATGCGCTGCCTGTGCCAGCCGATACCCCAAAGGCACCGACAATGCCGCTGGACTATCAAAAGGCCAACGACATTGAAAGCATCCTCATACTGGTAGACCAGCTTGTGCAGAACATAGCCAAGTCGTGGTTTTACTCGGGAGACTTGTACTCCAACGAAATCAAATAATAAACGTTACTCCCGGCCAATCGGGGCACGGGAAAGGGCAATAGGAGCCGACTATGGGAACGTAGTCGGCTCCATCTTTTTTGGAAAGGAGCAGATATGCAGGACAGAATTTCCCTTTATCCTGGCCGCGTCAAGCTCACGCCTGTTTCCGGGCAGGACAACGTGTACGACATGACCCGGCAGGACAACCCCACCACAGAGGGCACACCGCTGAACAAGTCCACGCTGCTGACAGATGAGGTGGCTGAAACGCTTGGGCTTGACCCGGCAACGGCAACGCCCTCTCAGGCCATCAACGCCGTGGCGGGCAAAGCAACGGACAAGAAGCTGACGCTGACGCTGGCGGCGGCAAGCTGGACAGGGAGCGCAAGCCCCTACACCCAGGGTGTGACCATCACAGGCGGAACGGCCACCAGTCAGGCGGACATTCAGGCAGACGCAACGGCGATACAGCAGATGCTGGACGACGGCACCAACGCTATCTACATCGCCAACAACAACGGGACATTCACCGCCTACGCTGTGGGCGAGAAGCCCACCGCTGACCTGATCGTTCAGATGACGGTGTACGAAGTAAAGGAGGTAGTTTAACGATGGTTATTATCGGTAAATCGCAAATTGCGGGGGGGGGTACTGCTAAACGATTAGAGTTTGAGTACACCGGTGACTACGTGACGCGCAGTGACGGGGTTATTGAACTCCGCAGTAGCGGCACATTTACATCTCTTAAGGCACAGAGTGTAGATGTATTTCTTGTTGGCGGCGGAGGTGCAGGCAGAGCGGGGGACAACGAAGGGTCTGCCGGAGGCGGGGGCGGATTTACTTTAACGGAGTCGCTTTTTCTGAGGGAAGAAACTACTTATGCAGTCACTATTGGCGCGGGAGGCGCAGACATCGGGGTATCTCCCTCCGTAGAATATGCGCCGTCTGGCGGTAATACAACGTTTGGAAACTTAGTGGTAAACGGAGGACAAGGCGGCCGGAGACAGTATCGCAACGGTGGGACAAGGTCGGATGGAGGAAATGGGGGCTCTGGCGGAGGTGCATCTGCCAAAGGTGGCACCAATGGGGCAAATGGAAATCTTGGGCAAGATTCAAACGCAATCGCCGGGACAGGGCAAGGTACCACGACCCGCGAATTTGGCGAATTGGCTGGGAAACTGTATGCCGGTGGAGGAACAGCCACGTGGAGTGGTGGAACTTCAAGCGGTGTAGACGGTGGTGGCGGTGCATCAAACTCTGCTGGGCAAGCAAATACAGGCGGCGGCGGTGGGGCTACTGGTGGCGGTTCGTCTCGCGCTTCTTTTGCTGGTGGCAGCGGCATCGTGTGCATAAGACTACACAAAGAATAAACACGGCCTCCGTTTCGGAGGTCGGGAACGGAGGTTTATATGGCAATTACAGGCAGAGCGGTGACAGCAGGGGGAGGCGGAATTGCCAATCGGCTGGATTTCACCTACACGGGCGGTACATTCAATGAGCGTACCGCAGACGGTGTAGTGGAGTTTTTGGAAACCGGTATCCTTACGATGAAAAAGGATACGTATGTGGATGTATTCATGGTTGGCGGTGGTGCCGGTGGTGTGACTGTTGGATTATCCAACAGCGGCGGAACCGGTGGAAGCGGTGGATGCACAAGAACTATCGTAAATGCTTTGCTGCGAAAAGGGGTGGCATACCAAGTTGTTATTGGTGCCGGGGGCACCGGAGGCGGCAACTCCGGCGGTGAGACTTCGGCTTTTGGCTATACGGTTTCAGGTGGAACTGTTGCCGCCGGGGGTTCTGGAGGCGGAAAAGGAGGCGTCGCCGCAACCGGGCAGGTGAACGCCGGAGATGGCGGGTCAAACGGATCGGATGGTGGGAGTGTCGGATCTCCGACAACCGGAAGCCCCGGAAAAGGACAAGGCGCTACCACGCGAGAATTTGGCGAAGCAACCGGTAAGCTGTATGCCGGCGGCGGTGGAGGCGGCGCGGGAAAATACGGAGACATTGGAACTTCGGGAGCTGGTGGTGAAGGGGGCGGCGCAAAAGGTAATTCTACAACTGACGCTACGGCCAATACCGGCGGCGGAGGAGGTGGCGGAAAAGGATATTATGATAGTTCCAGTCCCGGCGGTCAAGGAACTGCGGGCGGCAGCGGTATCGTGTGTATCCGCCTGCACCAAGACGACCCCACTGAGAATGTGCTGAGTGGAACGTGGAAGTTTAATGACACACTTACCATGCCAAGCGCTTTGTTTACAGAGAACTTCGATTATGACGGGACAATTGCCTATGCTGGCTCCAGTTTTTATGGCGTGATGGGGGTGCAAACACTTTCTTCCAATAAAGATCTGTGCTTTGGGCATAACCCCGGCGACTTGTCGGCAAATTATGTACAAGTGTATAGGTTTACCAACAACACATGGCTACAAGCAACAGCAAAAACCATAAAATTCTGGAACCGCTATCAGGTAGTTTCCCCGGAGTTCTACGCATGGTTCACCGCAAACGCCACCAAGATTTCGGATTAAGGAGCGTGATTAAGTGAGATACGCATTGGTTGAAAACGGTGTTGTTACCAACATCATAGAAATGGACAAGCGGAACGAGCAGTTCTTTCCCTCCGCCGTGTACACCGGTGACAGACCGGTGGGCATGGGCGACACGTACACGGAGGGCAAGTTCTACCGTGACGGCAAAGAGGTGCTGACGGTACTGGAGGAGGCCAACAACGAGATAGACAGCCTGACGCAGCAGCTGGGCGAGGCTGTGGAAACCATCTATCAGGCGGATATGGAGG